CCGTGAGGGTGCGCTCAGTCTGAGGTAATGTCTCAGGAGTCGGCTGCTCACTGGACCAGGACAGCAGCACACACGGATGGTCTTGCAGATCGACAGCCTCAGCACGGCTGCGGTAGATCCTGCCGCCGATCCCGTAGGCCGGAGCCAGGACCGTGGCAAACCGCTTCATGATCGATTCGCGTTTGCTGTCAGGCATTGCACCCTCACAGCCTGGTCAGAATGGCCTGCTTGATGCGGCCATCGTCCATCAGACGGACTTCCCGAATTTTGTAGGTGACACCATCGACGACACCTCGATCACCTTTGCGCACAGCAGGCATCTGAGTGGCCTGGTACATGATCGAATATTCGTTGCTGAAGCTGTCGCCGCTCATGACACTCTCGGTCGGTGAATCGAAAATCACCTGGGCAGACTGCGCAGCGCCACCAGATGCAGGCACGAAAGTGGCTTCCACAGCAAAACCTGCCGTGTTGAAGAAGACCGACAGATCCTCAGTGAAAGCCATTACTCTTTCGCCCTGCGCCGACGAACAGGCTCGGCAGGCTTCTCAGGCGCATCCTCGGCCACCGGCTCGACCGCACCGACCTTCAGCAGATAGTCCGCCTCAGAATCGGTGAGATCGATGATGGTGCCGACCGGTGAGATCACCAGGCCGTCATCCATCGATGCCAGCAGACGAACACGCATCAGGCTACCGCGTTTGTGATCAGATAGCCAGCCGAAGCGGCAGCAATCACCGGAGACTCAGCACGTGTGACAGGGAAGACCCACGACTTGGTGTTGCGGTCGTAATAGGACTCCTCTGCGATCGGGTAGCCGTTCAGGTTGTAGGTGTAGCCGTAGGTCGGGGTGCCCATCTCAGCCAGGCTGGCCGGGACGGTGTAGGCCACCACAACATCCTTGCCCCAGACATCAGCAAAGGTGCCAGCATCGTTCGCCCAGATAGCATCGCCAACCAGCACACGATCCACGCCGAACAGGCTGGCCAGGATCTCAGCAGTGGCAATGTCACGACCGGTGTACTTCATGCGATCCACGACAATAGGATGCTGGCGCAGCCTGGCCATCACGGCAGCGCCCATCACGACCGTGTTGGGACGCACGCCAACAGCAGCACGCACAGCCTCTTTGGCGGTCTCAACGACAGCCATCGGGTTGCTGGTGCCGGTGTAGTCCGACCATTGAGCGGTCGAGGTCAGGGTGATCTTGTTTGATGCGCCGTAGTTCGAGGCATTGCGGGCCAGGTCAGCCTGAGCCTTCTCCAGACGCAGGGCCATGATGCGAGCAACCTTGCGGATGGCCATCGAAGCCTGATCGATTCCAGGACCGTTCTGCGACTCCTCGACCAGTTCGACAGGCACAGTGCCCTCGAGGCTGAAATCGGTCAGGGCATAGCTGCCATTCGTGTAGCCGAAGGTCACACGCTTGGTGCTCTCACCAGGGGCACGCTGCGTGCCGTAGAGCATGAAATCCTCTTTGCCGAAGGTGATGATGTTGCCGCCGCGAAGGGGCACAGCAACCTGCGGAAAGAGATTGGTCCCGACGAACTCGGACTGCGAAAAGCCCTGTGCGACGGTGCTGAGAACCGGATCGACAACGCGAGCGGTCGAAAGATTGTTCAAAGGCATGATTTGCTCCTAGTCGATCTGGTATCAGTTGGGGATGATCAGGACTTCGATCTGGTCACCGTCAGCAGCCGCTGCGGTCAGGGCACGACCGACGATCGCACCAGCCGAACGGGTGATGACCTTGCCGACAGTGCCATCAACCTCAACCAGAGCACCGGCAGTAATCGCCGCGCCAGCCGTTGCGATTGCCGTGCCCAGAGCCACGACAGAAGCACGACCACCGTTGGCCACAGCCATGGTGGTGAAGCCCAGAGCGTTTGCAGCATCGGCAGGGTAGCCACCGGTATGCGAAACAGCACGGAACTGCTCAAGAGCCGCGGTGGCAGTCACGCCAACAGTCAGCACAGGAATGGAAGATGCGGCCATGGCTTAGGCTCCTTTCTGAATGGCTTTGAAAGCGTCAAGGTAGCTGACGCCAGGATTTGCGTTCATGTAGGCTTTGGCAGCGGCATCCAGACGGGCACGGTCGCCGTTGATCTGGTAGCCATCGGGTGCCTTCGCGCTCACCGCAGGCTGCTCAGGCTGCTCATCAGCAGCTTGCACAACCGGGGCAGGGGCATCGGCAATCCGAGCATCGGCCTGCTTGCTGATCTTCGACTTTTCAGCGGCCAGCACCTGCACAGCCGCCTCGGGTCCGCTGGTCTTGCCATCAAATGCGAGGGCTTCGATCAGGTCTTCGTGTCCGGGCATGGACTGCTCGCGCACCGATTGAATGCGAGCACGCTCATGCTCAGCACCTTCTGCACGGATCAGAGAGCACGCCTCGGGGTGCTCTGCAGCAAATGCCGCTGCAAATTCTTGCGGGGTCATTGCGTTTCCTTTCGGAGTGGTTTCGGATTCGACGGACATCACCGGTTCGTCGTTGTTCAGAGCCTCGACCGCCTCGAGATCACCGCTCTCGACAGTCGATGCAGTCACTGCGCCAACCGCGAAAACTGCACGCTTGCGGTTGGCAAATTGGTCAGGGTTGGTGGCCATGCGCTCGACCAGGGTTTCGACAGTAGCGATCCCGTCAGCCAGGCCAGCATCGACAGCCTGCCGACCCACAAAGATCCGGCCATCAGCCATGCGCTCGAGCACGGCCGAAACATCAGCCCGACGATTCTGAGCCACAGCCTCGACAAAGGCCCGATAGATTTCATCAACCTGCTGCTGGATGTAGGCCCGACCCTCTTTAGTCAGCGGGGCACTGTCGCTTGCCATGCGCTTATATCGGCCAGCCGTCACTTCAGTGACCTGAGCGCCATTGGCTTTCGGGTTGTAGCTATGGGTCGCCACCACACCGATGCTGCCCATGTAGTCGGTCTCACCGGACAGATAGACCGCATTCGCCGCGGAGCCGGTCCAGTAGCCTGCCGAAGCCATCATGCCGGTGCTGACCGACACAGTGGGCTTTTCTTCAGCTAGGGCACGGATCTCAGCGGCCAGGGCAGGGATGCCGAACACGCTGCCACCAGGGGTGTCGAAGTCGAGCACCGCACCGCGCACGCGAGGATCAGCCCTCATCGAACTGATCTGCTGCGTCAGCAGCTGCGCCGATGCGCCACCGCTCACCTTGGTGAATAGGTTCGCCTTGTTTGCGATCACGCCGCTCACAGGCAGCACAGCAATTCCGCCAGGCTCGAGCCGGTAGTCCTGCTGCTCATTGGCAAGCGGACGACCAAGACGCGCCTCGACCGCATCGAGGTCGATCTTCTCGCCCTTCAGATGGGTGGCATAGATGGACTGAATCTCCAGGAGCCGATCCGGGAGAATCGCCCAGGGGGAAGTCAAGACATCGATCAGAGTCATGGCGGAATTCTATCTAGGATGAAGTCTCATTTCCTACTGCTCATGAGACTTTTAGAGGGACACGACCGCAAGCTGAGCAGCCACCACATGCACATTGCCATTCGCATCAGTCGCCGCGCATCGAAGCTTGTAGGTGTTGCCAGTGCGCCCGACCGGTGCAACCTTCTGGCTCACAATCTTGGTGGCATTGTCGATCGAAATGATCCCGGTCAGAATGCCTGCAGGGCTGGCATCCGTGCCACTGACCACACTGGCTGTCACCGTTGCACTTGAAATGTTGACCCCTGAAACCTCGTCACTGAAGACAAAATAAACAGGCTTGATTTCCTGCTCATCGATCGGCCCAATCACTACCGCGCTCATACTCTGGTCCTCCAATTTCTGACTGCTGGCCTGGCCCGATAGTCGCCAGCCGTAGGTTGAACTGCAAAAAGCCTGGTGGCCGGTCTGGCCCGATAGTCACCAGCCACCGGCCTGGCTGCGAAAGACAGAGCCGATCGACGCGCAATGAAGATGGTTTCTTCAATGTCGATCTGCTCAAAGAATTGGACAACAACCTGGCCAGACGTTGATTGATTGGCTTGGCTTGCAGATGCCGCGGCCAGCAGGTGCGTCTGAACGATCGCGCTCGAGGCTGCGATATGGTCAGCAGCAACCGGCTGCGCAGTAAGCTGATGCGTCTGGACGATCGATCCTGTGCTCGATCTGGTGTCCTGGCGGACGTTCACACCGCTCAGAGTCTGCGTCTGGACGATCGACCCGGTGCTTGATGTCGTGTCCTGGCGGACGCTTGCGCCGGTCAGGGTCTGTGCAAAAGCAACAGATCCGGTGCTGCTGGTGATGTCCTGGCGGACGGATGCGCCAGCCAGGGTGTGCTGACTGCTAACCGCGCCGGTGCTTGAGGTCGTGTCCTGGCGGACGTTCGTGCCGGCCAGGACAGCAGTTATTTGAACTGCGCCAGAGCTACTGGAAGCATCCTGCCTGACCGATGTACCGGCCAGGGTGTGCTGACTGCTGACCGAGCCGGTACTGCTGGTGTGATCGGTGCGGGTGTTGTTGTTTTTTTTTTAATGAGACGGCGACCACCGAGATCTACACGCGTAAGATCGTCGGCAGCGTCAGATGTGTATAAGAGACAGCGTCTGGACGATCGACCCGGTGCTTGAGGTCGTGTCCTGGCTGACCGATGTGC